GCCCAGGGCCTCGTTCAGTTCGAGGAACACTGTCTGGAGGGGGGCGATCTCCAGTTCGAAGAAGGCGTCGGTGGCCTTGGTCACGTCGCCAAAGCCGCCTGCGTTGGCCGGTACGATGCCCAGCAGCTGGGGCGGGACGCGGTGGGCGGCGAGCACGTCGTCGCGGGTCGTGTTCTTGATGCCGAGGAACTCGTCCTTGGCGCCCACTTCGGCGATCGGCAGGATCCTGATGCCGCTTTCCTTGCCGTCCGGGGCGTGGACGAAGAGGTTGCGGAAGTTGCCCGGTCCCTTCGAGCGCTTGAGCGCCTCGCGCATGGCGTCCACGTCGCCATCGGCAAAGGCCCCGGTTGCGTAGAGGATATAGCCCGCGTGGCTGCCGTTCTCGAAATAGCGGCGGCGGAACAGGGTGGCGTTCTCGTTGAGCAGGGCCGATTGCAGCGCCGAGAGATACTCGGGCAGGCCATAGATTTCCTGATTGATGTCGGGGGCCATGATCTGGTGGACGGTGCCGGGCTCGAAGGCCACCTCGTTGCGGAAGCCGGGCACCCACCAGAACTCGCCCGGTTCCAGCCCGCGCCGGGTGAACTTGGCCAGCGCATGGTCGAGGCGCAGCAACTGGCCGAGGCGATTGCGCACTTCCTGCACATAGGCGTTCCCGAGGACCAGATAGTCCTGCACCATCCCGGCAAAGGCCCGGCGCGAGAGCTGGGGCGTGGGATCGAGGCTGGACGCCAGCATGTTGCGCTTGAGGATGATCGCGCTCGAATGGTGGGGCGAGGCGCGGAACGAGCGCGAGAGCCCTTCGAGCGAGATCGGCGGTTCGTACCAGCGCTGGTTATGCCAGCATTCGAGCATGTCGAGCATCGTGGCCCGGCTGTTCACCGGCTCGGGATCGCCGAAGGTGAAGGCCGAAACGCTCGTGCGGGTCTCGTTGGCCACGGCCAGATCGGTGCGGCGTGCCCGCTTTCGCTTGCTCATTCGATAATCTCCATCGTGCCCCTGGGCTTTTCCTTGCCGTCGAGCGGTTCGTTCATGAGGATGTGCATGGTTGCCCAGGCGAGGTCGGCATGGCCGTCGTTGCCGCCGCGCCCGGCCTTGAAGGTCACGTTGCGGCCGCTGGTGGTCAGGGTCTTCTTGATCGAGACGAAGGCCGAGACGATGTCGAGGAAGCTGCTGTCGAAGGCGAGGCGCGCGCGGCGCACCACGTTCTGGGCCTTCATGATCATCTGGGCCTTGAGTTCGAGCGAATATTCGATCTTCGCCACCGCGCAGCCGGGCATCGCGCCGGGCTTGGCGAGCAGCTGGTAGACGCCCGAGCCCACGCCCTGGGCGTCGATGCCCAGATAGGTGCAGGTATAGCGGGCGAGGACCGCCCTGATGAACTCGGCCTGCTGCTCGAAGTCGAGCCCGCGCAACTGGTGGCGTTCGAGGATGCGGAAGGGTGCACCCTCGCGCAGCGGGGGTGCGGCGATCACCAGCGCGGCGTTGTCGCCGGTCTCGCTTTCCTGCGGGTCGTATCCGGCCCAGACTGCGCGGGCGCCATAGGGCCGCGCGGCTTCCGGGTTGAAGTCCTCCCACTCGACCAGGCTGTCGCAGCCGCAGGCGATCATGTCGTTGAAGCGGAACGCGGACATGGAATCGTCGACGAACTCGCACAGGAACAGGTTGGCAAATTCGTCGGGGGCATATTCGTCGCGCAGTTCGTCGATGTCGAACAGGTCGCAGCCGCCCGCCTCGGCGTCCTCGATGTTGACGATATGCCGCCAGACCCGGTCCGGCCCGACGCTGCCAGCGGCAAGCGCGGCGCGGCTCACGTCGATCTCGACCCGGTCTTCCTTCTTGCGCCGCCGGTTGCGCCGTTCGCCCGTCCAGTAGGGATAGGCCGGGTGGGCCACGCTCGATGGCGTCGAGAAGTAGGTTTTGCGCCACTTCTTGTGCGTCGCCATGCCCGAGGCGACCTTGTTCAGCTCCTCGAACGAGTGGACCCAGAAGAACTCGTCGAAGTAGAAATTGCCGTGGCGCCCCTGCGCGGTGCGGAAGTTGGTGCCCAGAAAGTGCAGCTCGGCCGCCGCTTCCTCGGCCGGGCGCAAGTCCGAGGTGATCAGCATCGGATCGCCGGCCAGCGCGACGCCGACCAGCTTGGCAAAGCTCACGATGTAGGAGCGGAACTGGTGGGCCTGCGCCTTGGAGGCGGACAGGAAGATCTGGTTGCGCCCGGTCTCGATCGCGTCGATCAGGGCCTCGAACGCAAAATAGTAGGTCGCCCCGATCTGGCGCGACTTGAGGATCATGCGCGTGCGCTGGCCCAGCGCCTTCCACCATTCCAGCTGATAATCGTAGCAGCCTTCGAGGAAGATGCGCTTCAGCTCGGCGGCCTGTTCGGTGGTGAAGTGGTTCTTCTTCGCCTTCTTGCGGGGCCCGGCGTTGCGGTTGCCGACCTTGTCGTTGAGATCGCCGCTGTGGCCGCCGGGCTGTTCGAAGCGCCGCACGCGCGCGAGGCTCTCGATCTGGCGGGCGAGGGCGTCCATCTCGACCAGATCGGCCGGGGTCTTCTTCTCCTTGGCGATCAGGGTGAGCAGGCGGATTTCCAGCCCGTCCTCGATTTTGCGGATCGAGGGGGCCTCGTCCCACTTGTCGCGCTGGCGCCACGATTCAATTGTCGGGCGCGGGATCGGCGTGCCCTTGTCGCCGGTCACGGCATGCAGGGCGAACTCGTCGGCGATCTGGGTCACGCCCCATCCGCGCCAGTAGAGGCTGCGGGCATGGCGGCGGGGATCGAACTTCCACGCCGCGCTCACGGCATCGGGGTGGGGCATCGGGGGCGTGGGGAGCTGCATGATCGGCACCATGGCCCGCGTTTTTGCCGCCGATCACGCCCGCGCATTTGGCCGGGGTCCCAGCCAAGTGCGCCCCCTTGAGAAGAACGGGCCGAGCGTCCCTTTTGGCCTGCGACACCCCCGCTTCACTCCCCCGCAGCCCCAAGGGAACCGGACCGATCATGGCCAAGAGCAAGTTTTTCCGCGTTGCCGTCGAAGGCCCCACCGTCGATGGCCGCGTGATCGAGCGCCAGATGCTCGTCGAGGCCGCCGACGGCTACGAGCCCGACACCTACACCGCGCGCATCAACTGCGAACACATTGCCGGCTACAGCCCGGACCGCCCGTTCAACTGCTATGGCACGGTGCGCTCGCTGCGCACCGAAGAGATCGCGCTGACCGTCAACGGCGCGAAGAAAAAGCTGCTGAGCCTTGTCGCCGAGATCGAGGCCAACGACCAACTGGTCGAGCTGAACAAGGCCGGGCAGAAGCTGTTCACCAGTTGCGAGCTGCATCCCAATTTCGCGGGCGAGGGCAAGGCCTACCTTGTGGGGCTGGCGATCACCGACACCCCCGCCTCGCTGGGCACCGAACCGCTCAAGTTCGCGGTCAGATCGCGGGGCAACCTGTTCTCGTCGGCCTGCGAGACCATGGTGGAGCTTGACGCCGCGCTCGATGGACCGGCGCTGGCCGAGGCCACGAAGTCCGGCTTTCTGGCGGCCTTCACCGCACTGTTCAAGGCGGACAAGGGCGGGGACGTGGTGGTGCCACCTGTTGAACCGACCCCCGCGTCCATCCCCGCGCCCGCGAACGACAACACCCTCGACATCGCGCGCTTCGCCTCGCTCATGGGCGAGCAGGTCGCCCTGGCCCTGAAGCCGGGCAACGCGGCGATCACCGCGCTGGGCGCGCGCCTCGACGCGATCGAGACGAAGCTGGCCACCGAAGAAAGCCCGCAGACCTTCCGGCGTTCCCCGGCCACCGGCGGCAACCACGCGATCGTCACCGACTGCTGAGCCTCGCGCCCTTCCGCTTCCCCCCGATCCGCGTCCTTTCTGGAGCCTTCCGCCCATGCGCAAAGAAACCCGCCAGCAGTTCAAGTCCTATGTCAGCCAGATCGCCCTCCTGAACGGGATCGATCCCGAAGACACGGTGGCCAAGTTCAGCGTGGCCCCGGTGGTCGAGCAGACGCTGGAAGAAAAGATCCAGGAATCGAGCGACTTCCTCCAGCAGATCAATGTTGTGGGCGTGCCCCAGCAGCAGGGCGCCAAAGTGGGGGTGACCGTCACCCGCCCGCTGGCCGGGCGTACCAATACCGCAGCGGGCAACCGCCGCACGCCGGCCGACCCGACCGACACCACCGACGATGGCGGCTATTTCTGCCGCCAGACCAATTTCGACCACGCCATCGGCTATGCCAAGCTCGACGCGTGGCGGCACAAGCCGGAGTTCCAGACGCTGCTGCGCGACGTGATCCTCAAACAGCAGGGCCGCGACCGGATCATGATCGGCTTCAACGGCACCTCGGTTGCCCCGCAGACCGACCGCGTCGCCAATCCGCTGCTTCAGGATGTCAACGAGGGCTGGCTGCACAAGATCCGCACCCATGCCCCGGAACGCGTCCTGTCCGATGGCGAGATCAGCGCGCAAGGAACCAGCGCGGTCTATGTTGCCGCCGGGGTCGAGGTGGTCGATGGCGATGCCACCAATGTCGCGACCGCAAAGGCCGACTATGCCAACCTCGACGCGCTGGCCTTCGACGTGCTCGACCTGCTCGATCCCTGGCACCGCAGCGATACCGACCTTGTCGTCATCGTCGGGTGGAAGCTGGTCAAGGACAAGTACCTGAACCTGCTTCAGGCCGCCGGCGACACCGCGACCGAGCGCGAGGCCGCGCACCGCATCCTCACGCTGCCCAAGCAGCTGGCGGGCAAGCGCGCGGTCATCGTGCCCTTCTTCCCCGAGACCTCGCTGCTGATCACCAGCCTCGATAACCTCTCGGTCTACTGGCAGGAAGAAACCCGCCGCCGCCAGATCCGCGACGAGCCCGCGCTCGACCAGATCGAGAACTATGAATCGGTCAACGAGGACTACGTGGTCGAGGACTATGGCCGCACCGCCCTCGTCGAGAACGTGGTGATGGGCAAGAAGCCCGGCGCCTGAGTGCGCGCCACCTCCTGACTTCCCCCGCCGAAGGACACGTTCCCCCATGAGCCTTGCTCGTCGCAAACGGGATCGCACGCTCGCTGCCCAGACCATCACCGCAGCGCCTGTTCTTTCGCGCGGGGGTGCCCCTGCTGCCACCGGCCATCCCGCCCCGGCAGCAGGGGCCTCCATTCGCCCGGCCTCTGTCCGCTCCACCCCGGCGCAGCGCGCCGCCGCGCAGATCGCGCTGCGCCTCACCCACGACTTGCGCCGCCTGAAGGAAATCCGCTCGATCGATCGCAAGATCGAGGCCAAGCGCACGATGCTGCCCGAGTACAGGGCCTGGGTCGAAGGCGTGGTCGCCGCCGATGCGGGCGTGGGCAGCGGCACCGCCGCCGATGTCGTGCCCACCTGCATGGTCTGGCTGATCGATGTGGGCGCCTATGGCGAGGCGCTCGATCTCGTGCCCTTCCTGCTGCGCCACCGGGTGGAGATGCCCCGCCGCTACGAGCGCGACGTGGCCACTATCGTCGTCGAGGAAATCGCCGATGCCGCCGCCAGAGCGCAGAACGCGGGCGAGCGGTTCGACCAGGCCGTGCTCGACACCGCCGACGCCCTGACCAGCGGCCTCGACATCCACGATCAGGTCCGCGCCAAGCTGCTCAAGGCCATCGGCATCGAGCAGCTGCGCACCGCCGAAGACATGCCGGTCGAGGACAGCGCCATCGTCCTGCGCAGCGCGCTCGTCCATCTGCGCGAGGCCCAGCGCCTGCACGACCGCATCGGCGTGAAGGATCGCGTCAAACGCGCCGAGAAGCTGCTGGCCGCCGTCGAGGCGGCTGCACCCAACACCGGCGGTCCCTCGACCGCCTGACCCGCTCGCCCCCGGCGCTCAGGGGCGGATCGCGCGATGCGGGAGGCCTTGGGCCGCAGGGCCGCATCGGTCCCGATCCTCACCCCTGTTGGCCGGTGGGCCGAAAAGGAGAAGCCCCTTGTCGACGTTCCTGTCCCTGCCGACCCCATCCGACCTCGCGCAGCCTGCCGAGCCGGAAAGCCCGGTGACCAACGACGGCTTCTTCCCCGATATCGACCCGGCTCATCTGCGCGAGGCCGCGCGCATTCCCACCAGCATCACATGGCCGCGCCTGCGTGCCGCGATCCTGGGCGCGATCATGACGGTCGAGCTGGACTTGCGCGCCTATGCCGCCGCGCAGATCGCGGCGGGCCATGCCACGCTGGCCGCCGTGCCCGCCCCGCAGCTCGACGGGCAAAGCGTCCAGATCCTGCGCTACACGCGCGCGGTCGCGCTCTATGCCAAGGCCGAGCTGATCGAGCGCCACCGTGATTACGACCTGACCTCGGCGGGCACCCATCAGGCCGAGGATCTCGCCCCGGCCATCGACGGGCTGCGCCGCGATGCCCAGCACGCGGTGCGCGACCTGACCGGGCGCACGCGCACCGTGGTCGACCTGATCTGATGGCCGCCGCGCAGATCCTCACCGCCCGGCAGGGGGACAAGCTCGACCAGCTGCTCTGGCGCGAGGGCGGGCTGGGGCCGGGCGATCTGACCCGCGTGCTCGATGCCAATCCCGGCCTTGCCGATCTGGGCGTGATCCTGCCGCTCGGCACCCGCGTCCTCGTGCCGGCGGCGCCCGAAGCGACCGGCACGCCCGTCCTTCCCCTTGTCCAACTCTGGAGCTGATCCCCCATGGACTTTCGCACTTTTGTTGACGCGAGCGCCGACCTGATCGGGTCGATCTCGCCCTCGCTGATCGGCTCGGCCGCTGCCCAGGCGTGGAAGCCGCACCTCTCGTGGCGGCAGCGCTTCGTGCAGTGGGCGGTGGGCTCGGTCGTCAGCTATTACGCCACGCTCGCCATCGTCGCGGTCACCCACTGGAGCGGCTTTGTCGCGCAGTCGATTGCCTTTGGCATCGCGCTGCTGGCCTTCGATGCCACCCCGCGCATCCTCAGGGCTGCGACCGATGCGCTCGCCAGCCTGCCCGGTCGCCTTGCCGACCGCTTTCTCCCGAAGAAGGACTGACCGGTCATGGCGCATACTCTGGCCGATCCCGCGCGATTCTTTGCGCGCCTGCGCCGCCTGACCGGCCCGCTCGATCAGGGGCAGGTCGGGATCGTCAACGCCCTGCTCACCGCCGCCGCGCTCTGGCCGTCGGGCTGGCTGGCCTATGCGCTGGCCACCGCCTGGCACGAGGCGCGCTTCACCCCGCAGGCCGAATGGGGCCGGGGGCGGGGCAGAGCCTATGCGCAGCCGGGGCGTTATGGTCAGGCGCAATATGGCCGGGGCCTCGTCCAGTTGACGTGGGACCGCAATTACGAATGGGCCGACCGCGCGCTCGGGCTTCAGGGCGCGCTGCTCAAAAACTTCGACCTTGCGCTCCGGCCCGATCTGGCGGTTGCCATTCTGGTCAAGGGCATGGAGCAGGGGGCCTTCACCGGGCTAGCCCTGGCCGACTGCATCACCGGCACGGGCACCCACGCCCAGTTCGTGAAGGCCCGCAGGATCATCAACGGCACCGACCGGGCCGAGACCATCGCCACCCATGCCGATAAAATCGCGGCGGCGTTGAGCGAAGGGGGCTGGGCCTGATGCCCGGTCTTGCTCCGCTAGCGCTCGCCAGCGCGCTGGCCGCCTGCCTCACCGGGATCGGCGGCTATGCCTATGGCGTCCACGTCGGCACCGCGCAGGAACAGGCCGCGCAAAAGGCGCGCGACGATGCCCGCGAAACCCTGCGC